ACTAAAGATGTATTTTGTACATTACCAGCTAGCAAATCTGTCTTTTTAGACGCAACAGGAACACCGGTCGGAGCAGCAAGTAATGGTTTTGCTTTAGCGATGGCGGTGGCATTATAAGGAAAAAGTATGGCACAAAATTTTAGAAATAATCTACAAAGAAATGTTGGAACAGGTGATACTACTTTAGTAACTGGCGGAGACTTCGATGCCGTTATAGGTATCAGATGTTGTAATGTTACAGCTTCTACAATTAAAGTTAGTGTTAAAATTGCAAATGGTGGTAATGATTTTTTCATAGCTAAAGAAGT